ATTTTAAATCCTGCTGGTAAGTTAGATAAAGTTCCTGCATCAAGTAAAGATCTTAATGCTGAAGTTGCAGTTCTAGACAATCCACCAATCATATGGATTAATCCAAAACCATAAAAACCTAGTCCTGGTAAAAATTTAAAATGTACGAAATAACTAATTTTACTTTTTGTTGGATCACCTATTTCGTAATTTCTTCTAATTGATAATACTTCACGTGAACCCTCTTCAATTGTAACGATGTAAGGTAGTTTTATTCCTGTTGGTTCACCTTCTGCAGTGACATCGTTAAATCCATCGATGTCTAAGTTTACGTGACACTCTAACAAAGAATACATTTTTTCATCTTTGCCTTTTCTTGTGCCGTCTAGTTCTCTTTCTTTTTTATCTGTTTCTGACTCGTTCATATAAGCAGGGTTTAATTCTATGTCTCTATAAAAACCTCCTACTTGTTGTTTTCGTAATTCGTTTTCAGATATTTTTATCATATGTATGATTGCATCTGCATCATCTAATGATGTTGCTGTGTATGGAACTATTAATTCATCAGCAGGTACAAATTTAGAAACAGCTCTACCTACCACTTCATCATAATAAACTTTTTTAAATGCAGATCCTGATAGTGGTAAATAGAATAACATTTGATCAAACTCAGCTTCGTATTCTTTCATCTCTGACATAATTGTATAGTTCATAAAATCTTTTACACGTTGAGCTTGTTGCTCTCTGTCTGGAGTTGGTATTCCAACAATTTGAGTTCTTACTGGACCACCTGCAGGTAATAGTTCTTTGTATGCTAATGCTTGAAACTGTGTAACAGCTTCTGCTAATACTGGGTGAGTTGCACCTGATGCACCTTTAAATGGTTCTGTTTTACTTTCGTATTTAAATCCTAATAAATCTAAACCTTGTGTGTAGGATCTTTCCCAATCTTTTCTAGATGATTTATAATCTAAATAGTTAGCTGCTAGTTCCTGGCCAATAGGCGCTAGAACCTCTTCTGGTAATAACTCTGCTAAATTTGAAAAATGATTTTGACTTTGTTCTAAATTAACTTTTGATGGATCAAAATTTATATCAACACTACC